TAAATTATTGTATTATTGAAACAAAAAAATTATATAAATATGTAAAAGAAAATTTAGATAGTTTAACAAAAAGAAAAACTTATGATGGTAATGAATTTTTAGTAATACCATTTTCAAAATTAGAAAATATAAAATTAAAAGGATATAAAGATGTTAAATAAAGATATAGATACATTGTATGAAATACCAGTATATAGTAAAGATTTAATAAAAAAATTAAATAATATAATAAAAGAAGAATGTTATGATATTAGTAAAACAAAAGAAGAAAATATTTTCTATTCAGGACAACGTTCAGTTGTTAATTTTTTAATAATGATACAAGAACATAATAAAGATATAGGAGAATAAAATGGCAAGTAAACCATCAACACCAGAATTACCAACACCAGTTGCACCACCACCAGTACCAGAAATTAAAATAGGTAAAGAAGATGATATTAGTTTAAATAAAAAAGTTAAAGGTTTAAATCAACTTCAAATAAAACCAAAATCAACAACAACTAACATAGGACTTAATTATTAAGTTAAAATAAAAAGGATAAAATATGGATAATATAAATTTAGAAGAAGAATATAAAAATTTAGAAACAGATAGAGATGTAACATATGATAGAGCAATAATTTCTTCTTATTATACTATTAATTATTTAATATTACAAAGAGAAAGTGATAAAGATACTAAATTAGTTGATTTATATCAATCAATTGGTGCTTATGGAGTAAATAATTTAGCAAATAAATTACTATTAGCTTTATTACCACCTAATAAACTTTTTTTTAATATTGAATTACTAGAAGAAGTTAAAAAAGATTTAGATGAAGTTCAAATAAAAGAATTAGAAGAATTATTAAAGAAATTAGAATTTACATTATTAAAAGAAATAAATAATTCTGGTATTAGAAATATTATTTTTAATGCTATTTTAAATTTAATAGTAGCAGGTAATTCATTATTATATATGAATAATGAAGGCAAGATGAGAAATTTTACAATTGAAGAATATGTAATTGATAGAGATAGTTTTGGTAATGTTTTAAAAATTATAACAAAAGAAATTATAAGTTATGATGCATTAGATGAAGATATAAAAAATTTAGTTGATACTAATTTAGTTAAAGAATCAACTGATAGTAAACAAGGTTTAAGAGAATATGATTTATATAGTTGTATTGTTTTAAATAATGGTAAATATGATTATTTTCAATCAATTGGAGATTTAGTATTAGAAGATACAAAAAAAACATATAAAAAAGAAGAATCACCTTTTATACCATTAAGATGGAGTGTTGTAAGAAATGAAAGTTATGGTAGAAGTCATGTAGATTTAGTAATTGGAGATTTAAAAACATTAGAAGAAGCATCAGAAGTAATAGTAACATCAGCTGCTGTAATGTCAGATATTAAATTTTTTGTAAAACCTAATTCAGGTATAAATTTAAAAAAATTAAACGACCCAAATACAAAAATAGGTTCGTTTATAGCAGGTGATGTAAATTCAATTGGTGCATTACAAGTTAATAAAAATTATGATTTACAAATTTTAAGAGAAGAAAAACAAGATATTGAAAGAAGAATTTCAAAACATTTTTTATTAGCTGATGGTGCTCAAAGAAATGCAGAAAGAGTGACAGCAGAAGAAATAAGAATGCTTACAAATGAATTAGAAAATACATTAGGTGGTGTTTATTCAACTTTGGCAGAAGAATTACAATTACCATTAGTTAAATTATTTATAAATATTTTAGAAAAATTAAAAAAAATACCAAAAACTCCATTAAAATTTACTGATATTAAAATTAAAACAGGTATTGAAGCATTAGGTAAAAATTCTGAAATAGTAAACCTTAATCAATTTTTTCAACAAATTTCAATATTCGGTGAACAAGCAATATCAAAAATAAATATAGATGAAGTTATATCAAGAATTGGAGATAATTTAGGTATTGATTTAAATAATCTTGTAAAATCTAATGAACAATTACAACAAGAACAACAACAAATACAAGAACAACAATTAATTGAAAAATTAGGGCCAGGAGTTGTAAATGAAATAACAAAAGGTATGATGAATAAAGGAGTTAATAATGACTAAAAAACAAGTTGATACAATTAATCATAAAATAGAAAATATAAATAAAAAATTCTTATTAAAGATTAAAAAATTAAATGAAGAATTAAAAGATTTAAAATCTAAACAAGTGATTAAAAAAGAAGTTGCAAAATCATATATAAATGATAAAAAATATATAAATAAATAAATAAAAATAAAAATAAAAAGGATATAAAATGAATGAAAATTTAGAAAATGAAATAATTAATGAAGAAATTATAGAAAATGAAGAAAATAATGAAGTTTTAGAAAATGAAGAAAATGAAGAAGTTATAGAAGATGAAAAAGTTAATGAAAAATATAAAGGTTTAGGTTTAAGACCAGAAGAAATTAGAATATTAGAAAAACAAGATGCAAAAGAAAATGGTATTGAGTTTAATGAAAAAGATGAAAATGAAGAAAAAACATTAATAGTAAATAAATTTGAAGATTATGATAAATTAATTGAAAGTGGTAATAAACTTAAAGAAAAATTTAATATTGATGATGGTATTGATTTTGATGATTTGACTGATAATGGTAAAGAAAAATATTATAAAAAATTAGAAAAATTAATTGGAGAAAAACAAGAGAATAAAAAAGAAGAAAAAATTGAAGAAAATTATGAAGAACAAGATTTTTTCAAAGATGTTGAAATGGATGAAAATGATAAAAAATCATTTAATTCTTATGCTAATGAATATATTAAGAATAATGGTAAAATTTCAGAAGAAACAAGAAATGATATAAAAGAAAAATATAAAATACCAGATGTTATTATTGATGAATATTTAAGTAATTTAGATTTTAAAATAAAAGATGAAATAACTAAACAAAATAATTCAAAACAATATGAAATAATAAATAGTGTATATAAAAATGTTGCTCCACAAGAAGAAATTTCAAAAAGTTTAGATTGGGCTGATACAAATTTAACTGATTTTCAAAAAGAATTATTTAATAGAGAATTAGCAAGTAATGATAAAGAAAGAGTATTAAAAGCAGCAAAAGAAATAAATGATTTATATAAAAAAAATAATATAAAAGAAGAAGTTAAAAATATAGAAACAAAAGTAATAACAGGTAAAAGAGTTAATAATACAAATTCAAAATCATATAATTCAAAACAAGAATATATGAATGATTTAAGAAATCCTAAATATAAATCAGATATTGTATTTAGAAAAAATGTAGAAAAAAAATTATTAAATAGTAATATATATTAATAATAAACTTGGCATATTAATAAAATTAATTATAAGTCCATATTTATTATTTTACATATAAAATACCCTGAAATAATATTTTATTGAGGTAAAATTTATAAAGGATACTATTTAATTATAAAAAATAAAAACAAAAAGAAAAAAACTTTTAAAAATAAAAATGTAATTAAAAATAAAATAAAATAAAAAATATAAAGGATTTAAAATGGCAATTACAAATATAGGTTCAAAAAATAACGGTGCAGATACAAAAGAATTATTTCAAAAAATATATAAAGGTGAAGTTGAAGAAGCTTTCGAATCAAAACCAATTACAGCTGGTTTATTATTAAAAAAAAGCATTACAAGTGGGAAATCTTATGAAATTAAATTAAGTGGTAAAACTGGTTTTACTCAACAAGCAGATGGGACTGAATTAGCAGGTCAAGGTGATATAGAATTTTCAAATGTTATAATTAATGTTGAAGATAGAATTACAAATGTTCAAACTATAACAGAAGTTGATGAAAAAATGAATGACTTTAATGAGAGACAAGTTATTAAAAATACAACTGCTGCTGCATTAGGTAATAAATATGATTATGATAGAATTCGTGAAATTATAATTGGTTCAAGAAGTGCAAATAGAATACCATCTTTACCAGCTGGTTCAGAAATTGTTAATGCTGATGTATCAAATTCTGATATAGAAGTAAAAGGTAAAGCATTAGTAGATGCATTATTTTTAGCATCACAAAAAATGGCTGAAAATGAAGTTGATGAAGAAGTTTATTGTATATTAGCTCCTGCTGAATATGCTGCATTATCAAGAAATAAAGATATTATATCAAAAGATTTTAATACAGATAATGGTTCTTTTGCAAAAGGTACAGTATTAGAAGTTGCTGGTATTACAATATTAAGAAGTAATAACTTAAAAAGAGTTGATAGTTCTGCTGATACTTTACATGGTGTTGATGCAACTAATGTATATGGTGTATGTTTTACAATGAGTTCAGTTGTTTCAGTTGATTTATTAGGTTTAGATACTAGAATTGTTGATAAAAAAGATAGTTATGCTACTAAAATAATGAGTTCTTATGTTGCAGGACATAAATATTTAAGAACTGAATCTTGTGTAACAATAGTTGATGCTGCTACTGAATAGTATTAAAAATAAAAATATCATAATTAATTTTATGATATTTTTTTTCATTTTTTTAATTATAAATATGATAATTTTAATGAAAAACATTAAAAATATAACCAAAAAATAAAAACAAATAATTAAAAATAAAATAAATAAAGGATAATAAAATGTTTAATGAATTAGATGCAACAAATAGAATTTTAAGAATATTAGGAGAAATGAAAGTAAATCAAATTGAAGAATATGATGAAAGTTCAATAGCACATGATATATTAATAGAAAAGAAAAATCAAGTATTAAGTAAAGGTTGGTTTTTCAATACAGATGAAAATTTTAAATTATTAAAAGATACAAATGGATATATTTATATACCAAGTAATACTCTAAAAATAGAAAATGTTTATGATATTAATGGTAATAGTATAAATGCTATAATAAGAGGTGATAGATTGTATGATAAATATAATAATACATTTAATTTTGAAACTGATTTATTAGTTGATATAACAGTTAATATGAATTTTGATGATTTAATAATACAAGCAAAAGAATATATAACTTGTTTAGCAGCTGAAACTTACTCTAACAATATGGATGGTTCACAA